CCACCCGGCCATACCTGGCATTCTCGCGGCAGAGATACTTGTCCCGCTCCAGGATGCGCTTGCGCATCCGCCTCCACCGGCTTGACTTGTAATCCATGATTTGCTCCTCTCCGGGCCTGGCCTCTGCCCCGGGCTATCACCTCCGGGCAAAACAAAAACGCCAGAGCCACGCTCAACCGTCTGGTTGATCATGGGCTCCGGCGTTCAACGCTCTGGCCTCTGTCGATATTTAAAATCACGGTGGATTTACAGTCCCGGCAAAAAATCGGAAGGTTTCTCGCCTCGGTCTCAGGCTCAACCCGTATCAGGCGATGGTTACGCCTGCAAACCGGGCATGTTACCCATCCGTTCTTTACGACAAGTTTACCACACTTCTCAGCCCTTTGCAACACATATCACTCCTTTTTCTATACAGTGCTCAGTTATTAATACTGCTTTCAAGTTAAATTAATTATAAGGTGGTTCCCTTTTTCGAGGCCCATGCGTGTAGGAGTAATCTGGTTTAGCGGGTTCCTCAAACAAAAGGTATTGATCTCCGACGCAGTCAGCAAACCCATACGGATTTTTTTCGTGAAAGGACTCATAGTCCACCGCCCCGGGCGGAGGAGTCAGCGTCATTCCAGACATCGGTATCTCAATGTATTCCACCTGATATGGAGTTAAATTCATCGACCGCTTCCATGTGCGGTCTCCCGGCTTTGCCCTGCCGAACTCTCTGGCTTCCTTGGTCATATATTGGGCCAGCGCTGTGTAATATCGGATGTCCAGCGGCTCTATCCTGACATATCCGCCGCCTGGCCACAGGCTTCTCAGCTCATCCAAATCCTCCGGTCCGGCATGATTAACTACAAAGTGGTGATGGAGTCGTTTGTCTTCCAGGTCCTCGTCCCCTTCCAGAAAACTGTTGGATGACTTGCCATGGAACCCTTCTGTAACGTAGATATATTTTAAATCCTGTCCCCGGCGTTTTCTTGCCCGCCTCAACCTGTCTATATATTTTTTCCATATTCCGCTTTCTGCGCTTTTCTTATCCGCGGGCAGAAGCTCATTGGAATAAGTACACGTAACAACATAGTCCCTCCGGCCAAAATTCGCGGCTATCCAGAGCCGGCACTCCTTCCAGGAGCGTTTGTCGTTATAGAAGGCCTGGGCGGGCGGCGTGGGATTTGTCCGCGCCGCCCTTCGCTTTGATACGCCCTCTGTGTTCGGTACCTCACCCAAGGCCCGGACATGAAAAAGACCAGCCGTAATGTGCTTAATTGCTGTTGCCATCCGCTTTATCTAACTCCTTATGTTCCAAAATATCCAACGCCCTGGCAATCCTTCGCCACTCAGGCAGCCCAGCCCATAAGTACTTCGATAGTCCTTCAGCCGCTGAACGATTGCCCGTTTCTCCGCACCTCCGGACTGATCTGCTACCGGGAACTCTGGATTTGTGATCTGCCCCTCTGCTTCCGTTGTCAAATCAGGCTGTTCTTTTGCTTCCACCATTACCCCCCCCAGCGGGGGCAGCTCCATTACCTCGCAGGAAGCGTCCTCTGTCAGGACCAAAACGCCTTGGGTCAGCGACTCCAGTATGTAGTCCCTCAATTCCCGGCCGTTCACTGCCTCCTGGGCTGGTACTCGAACCAGTAAAATATTATTTGTCCCTTGCATGTTCAAACCTCCCCTCGTTCAAATCTGTCTTTCAGCCAATTCTGCCACTCTGCGCAATCCCCGTGCGGCGCTGTTTCCTCGCCGGCAGGGTGCTCCAGCCGCATAAGCTTGGCCAACGCTCCATACACCTGGGGCGGGAGGGTGGACAGGTCCACCCCCTTGATCCCCCACTCTCCGCTGGGCTTGCGGTAGGTCAGCGGCTTGTTCATGGTACTGTCCTCCCCGCCAGGTCCCGAAGAACATCCAGGGGCAGCCGCTCCGTCCCATCATCGGCAAAAAAGATGTCCTCATACATCTTCAGCCGGCCCCGCAGGTGGCAGGCCTGAACAGCGAAGCCATAGGCCAGGGCAATCGGACAATCCGGGAAATCCATCATCAAGCAGTCAGAGATTTCTTCGTCGATCTCCTGGGGCGTCTCGGCGGAGAACTCCCCGCAGCCGTGGAGAATGCACTGGGCCTTTGCCCACTGGGTGAGGGGGACTGTCCCCTCCTCACTGTCGTGCCTGATATGTGCCCAGCCGTCCTTGCCAAACACTAGATTGAGCATAGTCGCAAAATTCCCATCCGGGGGATCAGTTGTCAGTCGTTTCATTCTTGACTCCTTTCGTTGCTGTCAACAGGTCTTTTCCCTCCTGAAGCCAGCTGAGAAGCATAATTGTCTCGGAGGGCAAGCCCTCTTTGATGGGCTGCCCGCAGCACGGGCAGGGGTTGCCGGGTTTCAGTATCCGCATTGTCATTCCTCCCTGGTGCCCAACTTGGGCACATTTCTCTCAATCGCCTTTTGTGTCCAAGTTGGGCACAATCAGCTGATTGCACTCTGCCTTCCAGATCGGGCAGTACACTTTTCGGCCGCCCTCACAGAATTTGACGGCCATATAGCTGTGAAGCTGTTCCTGAACAGCGGCGCATAGGATGTTGGCGCCACTGCCATAATTCAGTTTCCCCTGATAGCAGGGACACCCGCCCTCCGCAAGAAACTTTTTGGATGGCCGTTCCAGAAAGACACCGGGAGCCCGGGGGGAAACCTCCGGTTCCGCCGCCAGAGCAGCAAAGTCATTCTTGTTTTTAACCAGAGGCGCCGCCTGGTCAATTTCAGCACAACGGAGACCATACGTGGAGAAGTTGAGCACTTTGCCCTCATAGGGCGGCGGGAGAGGGGCATTCTGGATGTAGTACCTGACTGGTGTACTGCCGTCATCCATGAAGCCATAACGGGGCTGCTCTTTCCATGTGGGCCAGCTGAAGGTGCTTTCTTCTCCGGAATACTGACAGGTGTATCTACCATCCCAAACAGACTGAATCGTAAACTCCAGATACTCTGGCCTATGGTTCCACTGGCCGTCTTCCTGCTCAGAATCTATGTAGGGGTGCATCCGCAGTTCCCGGATCACCGTTCCAGCCAGCAGACCAATGTTGCTGTTCAGGTAACCGGCTGGAGCATGAAAAATCGTTCCCATAGCTCACTCCACCGGCGGAAGGCGCATCCAGCGGATAATCTCGGCATCTATTTTAGCTCCCCTTATCCCTTGGGCCCGGAAATAAAAGTTTCCCTCGCTGTAGACGCATACTTGGCGAATCTGTGTTCCCTCGCCTACTTGAAAATCTGCGACCACCTCACAAGGTTCCATGGGGAAAGTCCCTCCAGGCATCCAGCCGCAGATCATCAACTGCCCCTCGGCCTGCTCCGGCGGGGCAACCTCGCAGCTCTCGCCGCTGCCGGGCAGTGGAACCTCCAGCCAGTGGGTATATTGCAGGCCGGTCAGCTCTTTTCGGCGGTCAGGGGATTGAAACTTGCTGCCATCCCACATCGCCGGCCGGTACACCGGACCGTCGTTGGTCAACTGATAGGTGAGGATCGGTTTGCCTGTGGGTGGGGTCATACCCCGGCTTTCCCAGCGGATACGGCGGACGGGCTCCTCCGGTGTGGCCATCTGGTCCAGGGCTTCTGAAATATCATCCCAGGAATCTACCGAAGCGGTTTCTTCCTCCAGAGTGTCTAGGGGCTCCTCCTGGGTTGGGGCCGGGCGGACGTCCTCGGTCAGGCCCATCAGAAAATCAGTGGAACAATTCAGAAGCTGGGCCAGCCCTGCCAGATTGTCACTGTAACACGTTCCAGGCTTCAACCGGACATCACGCCAGCCAGCCGGATCGTCAAATTCGCCGGCGGCCCACTGCCGTATCGTCGATACTTGGATGCCATCATAGTACCGCCAGTTGACTTTGGCATCCTCTGGAACTCCGGCGGCATCAATAGCCCGAAGCAGCCGCTTGGCATAGCCTTGGGTTTCTTTCTGGTATTTCCGGCCCTGTTTCTCCTGGCGCTTATGCTCCTCCTCTTTTTTCTTGTCGCTGGCCTCCTTCCGCTGGACCTTGGCCTTGCTGCACATCCGCTCGCAAGGAGAATAGCTGGCCTTTGCCTGATCGCATTCCAGACAGCAGGTATTTCCGCCGCAGAAGCTCTGCCAGGAGGACTCACAGTCCCGCCGGAGGAACACATCGCCCCGCTTACATGCCTTGCCGTCCGGGCAGGTCAGCTGCGGCTCCCACCGCCAGCCTTCGGTGTATTTACTCAGCACCTTTTCTGCTATGGCCCCGCTGGGCGTAGTAAGCAGAGCGGAAAACATACGGCGCTGGAAGTCCCCTGGCAGGCGGGCCAGGGCATAAGCGGTCTGCTCCGGCAGCTTGTCCTTCTCAAACAGGCTCATGTACTCCGGAATCAGATTCTCACGGATGACCTTGAGCCGGGACAGCTTGGGGGCGGAGACCTTACAGGCCTGGGCCACATAGTCCCGCATCCGGCCTGGGAACTCAAAGCCCTCCTCCTTCAGCTGGTAGAGAAGCATTTCCACCCGCTCCGCCTGTTTTGCAATCTCCCCCGAGGAAATTACCCGAGTGTCCCGGTTGGCAAAGATCAGCCGCAGCTCCTGGAGAGCAGAGGAACCGGCGACACGCTCCCGGATGCAGGGAACCTCCCGCAGGTCTTCGCGGCCCTCTTTTATCAGCAGCTTCAGCGCCGCCTGACGGCGATGGCCTGACACAACGACCACCCGCTGAGGGTCCTTTTCAGAGACCCGCACCCGGAGGGGCTGTTGGAGGCCAACTACCGCAATATTGGAGGCCAACTCCTCCAGCTGGGTCAGCTTGTAGAAATTGCCCGGGTCACTGTCGATCAGGTCGATGTCTATGTACTCGATCTGTTCCCGCCCGGTATCGGGGGCGGTGTCCAACTTGGGCACATCCTTCAGCAGATCGGCCAGGTCAAAGCCCTTTTTATCCGCCACGATCAGTTCCTCCTCTCTATGTACTCCCGGACAAACTCCCGGTAATCGATCCCGGCGGCGCTCCTGGGGCTGGTGATGAGAAGCGGCTCCTGGGCAAAGGTCATGGCATCCACCTTGTTGGTGCGCCGGATATGGCCGTACATCGGCAGACCGCTGGCCCCCAGGGTTTTCTCCGCCTCCACGATCTGAGGGCTGTTGTACCACATGGTGGGCAGGCAGCCGGACAGCCGCAGGGACGGGTTGATCTTCCGCATGTTGGCGATCTGCCGCATAAGATTCCCCATTCCCCGCAGAGCGAAGGCGTCCAGCTTGATGGGGATAATCACATCGTCCGCCGCAATCAGCGCCGCGGCGCTGGCCGCGTTGAATGCAGGCGGGCAGTCCACAATGCAGTAATCGTAACGGTCCCGGACCGCCGGCCGTTGGACCATCTCCCGCAGCACTGTCGCCCGCACGCTCTGAAGCTCTACCTTGGTCAGGTCCAGGTCCATCAGGTCCTCCGACCCGCACAGCAGATCCACCCCGGGGAAATTACTGGTCTGGATACAGGCCGCGGCGAACGGCCCGCCATCCCCATCGTGGCGGAGCGCGTCTGCAAGACTGCCCTTGACCGGGTCGCCGCCGAAGAACTCGGTCGCGTTGCACTGGCTGTCAGCGTCCACCAGGAGTACCGTTTTCTTGTAGTCGCTGGCCAGAATGGCCGCCAGGTTGACGGCGGTGGCCGTTTTTGCCACGCCGCCCTTCAAATTGAGTATCACGCTTGTCCTCATTGTACTCGTCCTCTCGTTTTATATTTTCGGTGTGGTGCCGATGTGGTCGTATTCGTCCTCCCAGGGCAGCGGCTCACTGCCAGGGAGCTCATAGAACGATTGCTGCTTGTATTCCGACTCCGTTCTCTTTGCCACTGGCCGGTCTGATTGCAGCTCCGGAAGAAATTTTTGAGTGGCACCGTCAAAGATGATCCCCCACTGACCCAACAGACCCAGCTTGTTCTTGGCGAGGGTGAGGTGCCGGGGAGTTTTGCTGCTGGTCTCATCTTCCCGCCAGACGAACAAGATCACGTTGGCGTCCTGTTCGATCTGGCCGCTTTCCTTCAGGTCGGCCATGAGGGGAGCCTCCCGCTTGCCCTTCTGGGCCGGGCGGGAAAGCTGAGCCAGGGCAACGACCACAATGCCGCTGCTGCGGGCCATATCAGCCAGAGACCGGGAGATGTCGGCCACCTCGTCCTGCCGGGTGCCCCGGCCACGAATTGCGGGGCGGACCATCTGGAGATAATCGACGTAGATGACATCAAATTTTTTGGCGTGGGTCCGGGTGATGATGTCGTTGACCGTCATGCCGGCGGCGTCAATGATGGTGAGCCTGCGCTTTACGATTTCGTCGTTGCCATCGGCCAGGAGCTTATAGTCCCGCTCATTCAGCTTTCGCCGCAGAATGTTTCGCAGGGGCACCCCAGAAACGGAGGCCTTGAGACGGGAAAACAGGGTGTTCCGGTCGTCCTCCAGAGTGAAATATCCCACGTTTTTCTGCTCCGCCTGGGCGTAGGCCATGTGGAGGGCCAGGGCGGTCTTGCCGTCTGAGGGCCGGCCGCCCAGCACCACCAGCATACCGGGGGAGACGTCCAGGTTTTCGTCCAGAAGAGGGAAGCCCCAGGGGAGATAGTCCGGTGTGCGGTCCAGGAAGTCGTTGAACTCCAGAGCGGCCTTCGCCATGTCCGCCTCGTCATCCCGGCCGCGGTCGGACAGGAGGTCCAACCCCTGCTGAAACAGACAGCCCATTTCTTCTTCGGTCAGACTGGCTGCTATCTTCGGGCCGAGACTGCGGCCTTTGGTCATCCGGGTGTTTTCCCGGACCAGCTCTATGTACTCCGCCACATTGGCGGCGGTGGGGGTGCTGTCCATCAGCTGGAGGGCACAGGCCCGCAGAGCTTCGTCCCCCGGCGCCGCGTCCTGGCAAACGACAACTGGATCCAGCGTCTGGCCTTTGGCAAAGCGGGTCTGGAAGGCCCGAAACAGCCGCCGGTCCGCCTCCAGGAGAAAGTCATCCTCGGTGAGGCTGGCCATCACCAGCCCTGTCACGCGGGCGTCAATGAGCATGGAGCCGATGACCGATTGTTCCGCCCAGATATTCCGGCCATATGCCGCTGTATCAGCGGAATCCACAGTCAACGCCTCCTTCCCGATCCGGGGCAGGCAGGGCCGCCCGGTCTGGCTGGTCCTCATCCTCCCACCGACGGCCGTTGAGCCAGGTGGCGGGGTATGGGATACCCTGGCCGCCCTCCTCCCGAAGCTTCCGCTGCCACTCCGGGCTGGCCAGCTGGCGCTGGAGGGCATGTCCCATCACCGCCAGCAGCCTGTCGTCCGGATGCAGTGAGTCCCAAGCGCGTATCGCTGCCTGTTTGGACTTCTTGACAGGATACATCCGCCAGAAGCCCTCAAACCGCTCCGGCTTCCAATCGGGCGCCGCTTTTGCTTCCCGACGCCTGCGCCGCTTTCCCGAGGACACGCCCCCTTTGCAAGGGGGCTTTAGGGGTTCTTTTGTTTTCTGGTTATTTTGTTCTTTATTATTTTGTTGTGTGCGATTTTCCGATGACGGGTTTTCTGACGACGGGTTTTCCGTCGTCGGAAAACTGAACGACGGTTCATCAACCGTCGTATGAAAATCGCACGACGATCGCGGCACTTCATAGACAATGTACTCATATCCAGAAATGACACCCTTTTCGGTACGAATCAGATGGCGGACAACATAGCCTTCTGAGATAAGTTCATCAATCGCGCTACGGATAGAACTTTTCCCTTCTTTGCACTTTGATGAGAGCCCAGCAATAGAGTAGTTCCAATCCTCGGGCAGTGACAGCATATAGGCAAGTAACCCTCTGGCTTTCAATGAAAGATTAGAATTTTGAAGTAATTTATTTTCAAGATGCGTGAAATTTGTTTCTTTCTCAACCCTTATTTGAGCCATTTATTTCACCTTTCTTCTGTTTATAAGCCGCCGTTACAACAGCGTCCAGCCCCTCTCTGATCCGGTTCAGCTCCGCCAGCGCCGGGACCATGGCGCTGGAAATACGCAGAAAACATCCCATATCGCCAGAGTAATCTTGGCGGATAAGCAAGTTTTGGTCCAACTCCTCATGCAGGATGTTCAGCGCATCAGCTACGCAGGGCAGAAAAGCCGCAAGGTCCTCCATTTTCTGGACAAAGTGAAACATCGTCTTTTCGCTTGTCATGGTTTTGTCCTCCTTTATTACTGCCATAATGGCAGTATTATTTACGAAGAGAATAACATACAATACGGCAGTATGTCAAGCTCTTTTTTAGGAGGAATAAAATTGTTCAAAGATCGACTGCGTTCGGCCCGCATTACAAGAGGCCAAACTCTCCAAATGATTGCCGATGAACTTGAAGTGACGCTAGTGACAATTCAAAAATACGAAAGCGGTGCAAGAGAACCGAATTTACAAATGTTAAGAAAATTAGCAGATATTCTGGATGTTCCTACGGATTTTCTGCTGGGTCGGGATGATTATCTAAAATCTCTCGGAGTATCCGTTGATGTACCCCCAGAAGGTCCTCCAAGGCATCCCAAACCGCAAAGGAACCGTTGAGTTTTCCGTATTCAATTTTTTGGTAGTGATTAAGCGTCAACCCAAGCTTGTCCGCCATGGCCTGCTGGGTGAGGCCGGAAGCCTTACGGGCGGCCTGTAAATTTTTTCGCATTGAGGTTAACCCCCCTTGATTTTTTCATGGAGGAATGCTACAATAATATCGTATTTGATTGTCATAGCATCCCCCGTCCCCCACAGCCGGCAAGCTGTGCGGGGCTCTTTTTTCCCGCCATCAGCACACCGCCTCCAGTTCCTGGATGCTGACTGATCCATCCGCCTCCACGGTGGCATAGGCCAGACCACCGTCTACCAGCCGAGCACGGTATACGCCTGGTTTCACCAGTTCCATCTGATCCACCTGCCGCCGGCCAAACCAGTTCTGCAGCTTGTCCCATACTTTGCGCTCCGTGTCACTTCGGTACATAGTCAATCCTCCCATCTCTCCGCCGCCGCCAGGACGGCGCTTGCATAAGTCCTTAAGCCGGTGTCGTGCCCGGCGTTATAGGCCGTCAGGGCCGCCTCCGTGTCCTCATACCGCCTCAACAGCTCTCCCAGATAGGCCACCCCAGCCTGAATATTCTCCGCAGGGGAGAGTCCGTCCGGGTAATACCGCTTGTTCAGCTGCATCAGGCCGTAGCACAGGCCGCTGTCCGCCTCGGGTTGGAATCGGCTCTCCACCTCAATCAGGCCCAGGGCCAGGTAGACGGGGACCCCGTGTTCCTCACAGGCCGCCCCCAGAACCTCCTGAAGCTCCCGGTCCAGGGGTACGTCCTCCCGGCAGAGGGCCGGCTCCAGCTGGAGCTGGACTGCCTCCAGAATCCGGGGCTCATCCAGGGGCGCCTCCCAGACCAGCTCCACCGGGGGCTTGTCCGCCTGCTCCGCCGCTCGGATGGCCGCTCCATCCGCCGCCTCATAGACCACCGTGACGGCGACCAGCAGACCCGCCAGCGCCGCGAAGCAGCGTTTGTCCGTCTGGCTCAGGGGCGGTTTGGTTCTTTCGTTCGTAAATAGAAATTTCATATATTCTCCTTGATTTTTCAGTACAAATCCCTTGTAATGTAAAATATAGGCCGATTTCGTTGTAGTTTTCGGTCTGCCCCTCCGGTGGAAGCCGGGCGGGGCTTTTTCTGTTTAGCCGTCGCTGTAGCCGTCGCCGGAGCCGTAGCCGTAGCCGTCGCCGGAGCCGTAGCCGGAGCCGTAGCCGGAGCCGTCGCCGTAGCCGTCGCCGGAGCCGGAGCCGGAGCCGGAGCCGGAGCCGTCAATCAAAATCACTTGCTCCATACCGGGACCCCCTCAATGCTTTTTTGAGCCTTTTCTGTGATCGAAATGACTTCAATCACTTCGGTCAAAATAACTTTATCCACTGGGGCGGGAAATTTACATTCATTAGGGCAGCTTGTCCCATCCATAGCAAGCTGGGACAAGCTCGCAGCCCCGGCCCAGCGCCACATTCTGCGTGCATTCCGCAGAACAGCCTCTTTCCCATCCCGGCGCTCAACATATCCGGCAAACACGCCGGCTGAATAAGTTCGAACCATGCAGTACTCCATGCCGTCCCACTCAGGGGCCATCTGCACCGCTATTCCCTTTGGCACATACGTAACGCCGTTGATCTCGATCTCATTGATTTTCTGTTCCATAATGATTCTCCTTATCAATAAATTATTTTCCCATGTTGATGATAGAGTCCGCGCCGGTGACGCTGGGAAGCTGGCCGTTCCATTGCTCATATTTCAGCTTCTCAATCAGCTCTGGAGTGAGAGACCCCGCAATTTCTCTGTTTGCCTTTGCCTCAGCCTGCGCCGCAATCATCGTCGCCTCCGCTTTGGCATTTGCCTCAATAATCGCCTTTTCCGCCTCAATCTCTGCAACCATCTTATCCTGCTCAGCAGCGATTTCCGCCACCTGCTTGTCCTTCTCCGCTTGAATCTTTGCGGTTTGCGCCTCAATATTGGCAAGCTCAAGCTCCTGCTGCGCTGTTACCTTCTTCTGAATGGCCGCCGCCGTCTCATCGTCCACAGAAATGTCCGTAAAATTCACCGTATCAATGATAATGCCGTACTGGTCAAACTTTTGACGCAAATATGTATCAAGCTCCGCGTTGATTTTCGTGCGCTTATCCCCAAAAATATCCGTTACAGGGTAATTTGCGGAAACCTCCTGCGTCCAGGCGATCACTTTCGGTTTGATAAATGAGTCCTTAATGGCCTCTCCAGACTTTCCCTTAAACTGAGTAAACGTCTGCGCCACCCGTTCCTCGTCGAACCGATAGGAAAACTCCAAATTCACCTTGACCGTTTTGCCGTCTGAAGTTGGAATGCTGAAGCTTTCATCCTTTTTTGAGTCGCCCTTATCCTCCGCAGTGAGGTAGGATTGCTCAATGCCGATGGAGTAGGTGGTCACATCGGGGTAGTCCTGGAGGGCGGTGTGGATCACGTGGCGCTCGTAGGCGTTCATGGGCTCCAGGGTGACGTTGCGCTTGAAGCGCAGCACCTTCCCGGCCACCTTGCGGGCCACGTGCTGGAGGCTCTGCTCCCGCTTGAGGCGGTAGTTCTCCGCGTCCACATGGATCCTCACCCGCTTGTCCGCGCCCCGGTTGACAGCGTAGTTGGCCAGCTGCTGGATGGC